AAAACATTACAAAAGCAAAAAAGGATAATACTGAATCAACAGAAGACAATACAAAGGCGCAAGAAGATAATGCTGATGCAATCCAAGCAACCGGATTGGCGGCAGCGGGAGCTGGTACAGCCCTGGAAGGGTTCAACAAAACCATGGAACGCTCCCAGGAAGCCGCGGACGCTGCTAAGACTGCCATGCGTCAGATCCTGGATGAATACAATTCCACCATGGATTCTATCAAGGCTGATTTGCAGGATAAAATCAGTTTTGCAGATAAATTCGATGGTGGGGATGATATCACCACAGAGCAGATGAACGAAAACCTGCAGTCCTGGGTGGATGGAATCCAGAACTATCAGCAGAATCTCCAGCGCCTAAAAGAAGCCACAGATGAGAGCGGGCAAGCGATCTTTTCCGCAGAGTTTATCCAGGCAATCCAGGAGCAAGGAACTGATGCGGCTAATATGCTCCAGCACATGGTATGGACTCTGGATAACCAGGGAGAATACGGTGTTGAACAGCTGAAAGGTATCTCCAAGAAGTGGACTGATGCAATGGACATTTCTGAGGATACAGCAACGGTGATGGCGGCAAACAAGACCGCTTATGAGTTGGCAGTGGGAGAGCTTGGATCCACAGATTATGATTTTTCTGATCTGCGCGAGTCCATTGACAATGCCGTTGCTTCGGCTGTAGAAGGCTGGGCTGAGCTTCCGGCAGCCACACAGGAATCTCTCATGCAGACTGTCCAGATGGCGCAGGAATGCGGTGTACAGATCCCAGAGGGACTTGCAGATGGAATTGCAAGCGGTGAGATAACCCCTCAACAGGCAATAGATCAGCTGAACGGAACTATTGAAGGAACAATCCAGGGCGTGGCAGAAATCGCCAATAAAGCGGGTATCCAGATCCCGGAAGAAATCCAGGCAGGAATTAATGCCGGTGGTACGCAGGCGGTATCAGCTATGCAGGAACTTCTGGCACTGATCCAGCAGCAGGCAGCAGATGCACAGTCTGCAGGTGAAGATGTGGGTACTGCTGTAGGAGAAGGAACCCAGAATTCAATTAAAGATCAGCAGTCTGGCGTTGAACAGGCTGGTGGCGAGATGGCGTCCGCCGGAGCGAAGGCAGCCGAAGAGAAAAAAGGCGAATACGAGAAAGCCGGAACGGTAGCCGCTCAGCTGTATCAGACTGGTATAAATTCCGGAAAAAGTGGCGCAATCAGCGCTTCCGGAACCATGGCAAGCCAGGCAGTGGCCGCGGTTCGGACCTATCAGAATAGCTTTTACACTGCGGGATACAACGCGGCTGCTGGTGTAGCACAAGGTATATCAGCAGGCCAGTCCCAGGTCATCAGCGCTTCAATAAGAATGATCAATGCAGGTATTGCCGCAGCCAAGGCAGCAGCAGAGATCCATTCTCCATCAAAGAAATTTGAGAAAGAAGTCGGCTATCAGTTACCTGCAGGTACTGCGTCTGGTATAACTAAAAACACAAAGGTAGCAACTGCAGCCGCTGGAAAAATGTCCCAGTCTGTGTTGAAAAACGCCACCAGCTGGCTTAAGCAATACAATAAGAGCCATGAAGCTTCCCTGGACAATGAAAAATGGTACTGGCAGCAGATACGTGATACAGCTGTGAAAGGATCCACGGCCTATAAACAGGCAACCGCTCAGCTCAATAAGCTTAACAGCAGTTCCACGATCAGCAAGGCACTGAGCAGCAGTATAAAGAACAATTTTGGTGTATCCAAAGAAAAAGTTACCGGATCCGGAGATAATCAAAAGAAAACTACTAAGGATGCAGAAACTTATAATTCTGAGGTTCTCAGTGCTGCTGAAAAACGGCTGGAAAAGTACAAGACATTACATGCTGCCTCTTTAGCCCAGGAGAAAAATTACTGGACCACCGTTCGAAAGAATTTAAAGAGCGGAACTGATGCCTGGTATGAAGCAACACAAAAGATCCAGGAACTGGACACGCAGATCTACGAGGAAAAGCAGGAGAAGCAGGAAGAGGCAGCCAAAGCCAGAGAGGAAGCTGCAAAGACCCAGGCTTCAGTACAGAAATCCCTTATGGAGACCTACCAGACCTATTATTCCATGTCCGCCAGGGCAGAGATGGAATATTGGGATATTGCCAGAAAACAGTTCACAGCCGGCGCGGATGAGCGCATAGAAGCAGATAAAAAGTACCTGGAAGCCAAAGAAGATTACGAAAAAGAACAGCTGCAGCTTGATGAAGATTACAATGATAAGCGGGAAAAGCTTGAAAAAGAACTAAATGAGACCATACAGGAACTGGAAGAAAAAAGGGACAGTGCCATAGCTGATCGGAAGAAAGACATCCTTTCATCCATGAATAACTATGATGCCTGGGATGCTTCCGGATATACTGCAGATCGTCTGATTTACAATATGAATACCCAGGTTGAGGGACTGAAACTGTGGGAAAACCAGTTACAGGAACTGAGCGGAAAGGGACTTTCAGAGGGGCTGCTGCAGGAATTGAAAGATGCAGGACCAGAAGCAGCCGCCAATATTTACAGCCTGAATCAGATGACTGCAGAGCAGCTGGATGAATTTAACAAGCTTTGGGAAGAAAAGCAGGAGATAGCAGACCGGCAGGCAAAAAAAGATACACAGGCTACGCGGGATGCTATTGACCAGCAGATAAGTGACACCAGGAAAGATTATAAGAAACAGCTGGATGATCTGGCGGCTGAAAATGCTTCCGCGGTTGCAAAGCTGAATGAGGGCTTATCTACCGGCCTGAAGTCTCTGGTGGAACAGGCTGGCCAGATTGGTGAGGACATTGTAGGGAGTCTGATCGCCGGAATTCAGAAAGCAGGAACCGGCGAGACATTGCTTGATGTAAATGTATCGCCGGCTGGAAAAAATGTGTCAGCTTCTTTCGAAACCAGTGGAGCAACTGCTTCCAGTTCAGCTTCTTCCGGATCCGGCACTTCTGGAAATATATCCAAGACAGAAATTGCGCCGGCGCAAAAGAAAGAACTGGATAAAGTGACTGTGGGCGTAGCTGAGGAACCGGCAGAGATTGCAGAAGTACAGAAGCTGATAAATGCAAGCAAGGCGCATAAGAAATCCGTGTCGGATGCAGAGAAAAAGAAACATTCAGATTTGTGGCAGTATATTGTAAAAAAATACGGCAGGAGTGTGAATGATTCCACTGTAAAGAAGATAGCAGATGCCCTTAGCGTGGAAGCGGATGCAAAGCCGTCATCTAAGCAGAAGAAAGCTATACTGGCGGCAATGAAAAAGCGGGGACTTCGAACCGGAGCAGAGAATATCCTGGAAGATCAGCTGGCATGGCTCTTTGAAAATAACGCACAGGAGTATGTCCTTCGTAAATCGGATGGAGCGATCATGCAGAATATGCTTACCGGTGATAAAGTGATCAATCCACAGGGGGCAGAAAACCTTTATAATTTTGCTACAAACCCGGACCGGTTCCTGGCAGACAGATCTCTGGATGTAGGGGCTGCCGGAATTGAAAAGCTTAACAGGCTGATCCGGCAGCAGTCTGAACGGCAGACGAAGCTGGCTGGAAGCTCACAGGCAGATAATGCCGATATTTTGAGCAAAATGGATTCAATGATGAGAACCATGGAAGCCATGACGGAGAGCATGATAAGCACCATGAAGAACTTAAAGGTATTCATGGATAAAGACAAATTGGTCGGAGAAATCCGGGAAGACATAAATATCAAGAATGAAATGGCAGCTACAAGGCATACAAGGGGGCGGCTGAGATGAAAATAAATGGCTGGGATATATCCGGGGCACAGGCCAGGCAGTGGAATGTGACTCCGGATTTTTCAAGTATCGAAAATGAAAGCGAATGGCAGAGGGGCAGCCCACTGCCATTTTTCGTCAACGGTTCCATCGGGTTCAAAACAATACAGATCACTTTCCTGGTATATGGCGCGGATCGGAATGAAATCCTGCAGAACTGCAGCACCTTGCTTTCCAAGATGATGTCCGAGTCGGTCATCCTGGAACTGGATAAGTTCGACCATAAATTTTGCGGATATATGGTAAAACATGATTTTGCTGAAAACCCACTTGGAAAACTGCGGGTAACATCCAATAGACTGAGCAGGATTACGGTTGATTTTTCATGCTATGAATACGCTGAAAAACCGGATGGTTCTCCATATTCACAGTCTGCATCCGGAATGTTGGAAATAGCAATAACAAACCCTGGAAATATCTGGACGCCCTGCATAGTGGAAATTACTCCGCGTGCTGCAGGTGCGTCAGCATTCACGGTTAAGGGAATTAATCGTAATCCGGATACAGGGGAGAGCCTGCCGGTTACAATCAGGAATACAACAAAGGATAAAACCGTTATCCTGGATGGTGAAACCGGAAAAATCACAGAGGCAGGAGTAAATAAATCCGCTGATGTAGACATCTGGAGCCTGCCGGTACTTATGCCGGGAACGAACAGAATCACATTGGATAATACCTGGATGGATATCACGGTTAAATACCGTCCAAGATTTATGTAATTGCGGAAAAATCGCCAGGAATGTTGAAAAAACAGAAATTTTTCAAAGAAATATGTGTGTTAAGGAGGATTTTTGAAAGTGACAAATCAGGAAATGATATTAGCATACAATGGGATTATGCAGTTCCAGAATATGGAACAAAAGAAATTTGAAGAATCAGGGAAGAAAATTCTTTCCGGAAAAATTCAGCTTGCTTTTTCAATTAATAAAAATAAAGCAGCAATTGTTCAGGCATTGCAGCCATATGAGGAAACGAAGAAATCAATCATTGAAGAGTACAGAGACACAGCCGCAGAACGGAAGGCCTGGGAGGAAGAGCAAAAAGCTGCAGAGGCAGAAAAACGACCTGTGCAGGATATAAGCATAAGTCTCCGTCCAGGTAAAAGTATGGAGGAGTATCAAAGAAAACTTAATGAGCTGGCAATCCAGGAAACCGATTTTGAGCCTAAAAAAGTGCCATTATCATTATTTGAAGGGCTGGATCTGACCAGCGCAGAGCTGGAACCGTTTATTTTTATGATTTCTGAAGATTAAAAGAAGGAGGCCCTATGCTTAAGATCTACGATACAAACCACAATGCCATAGGGCATATTGTTAAATACAAGGACTTAAAGATTGAGGGCGACGTTACTACAGGTGACCGGACGCTCTCTTTTACATACATGGCCCGTCATCATGAAATCTGTGAGGAATTCTATATTGAGACTCAGGATGATGAATATGTAGTAAAAGAAAAAGGTGTGAGTACAGATGGATTTCTTTCTTTTGTAGCAGTGCTGAACCTGGAAGAACTGGAAGCTAAACCATGGAGCTCTTTCAGCATTGCAGATTCCACAATTTCAGATGCGGCCAAGCTTGCCCTGGCTGGATCCGGCTGGACAGTGGGTGAATGCACGGTGACAAAGAAAAGAAATGCAGGTATCCTGCAAACGAACACGCTTGGAGTAATCCAGAAGCTGTGCACCGCATTCATGTGTGAAGTTGTTTATGACACCAAGAAAAAGACGGTATCATTTTATGAGCAGGTTGGACAGGATAAGGGAACCTTTTTCCTTACCGGGCTCAATCTTAAAAGACTGCAGAGAAAAGGCAGTTCCTACGATTATTACACAAGAATTATTCCAATTGGACAGGACGGACTTACTGTTGAATCGGTAAATGATGGAAAGAACTATCTGGAAAATTATCAGTACACGAAAAAAGTTAAGACATACATCTGGAAGGATGAATCCTATACGGATGCTGCAGCATTGAAGGAAGATGCAGAAGCGAAACTGAAGGATCTGTCTAAGCCGGAAGTATCTTACAGCGCTGATATTATCAATCTGGCGAAACAGAAAGCTGGATACAGTGGATTCTCTTTTTCTCTGGGAGATACAATCACATTGATTGATGCCGCTACCGGGATACGTGAAAAACAGCGGATTATCAAGCTTACACAGTATCCGCAGAATCATACGAAAGATGAGTGCGAACTGGCGAATAAGCTTCCGTCTTTCGAAGAAGCCAGGGAAAAGCTCCAGGCGGCACAGGAGATTATCAATACTGTAATCAGTGATGATGGACGGTACACAGGAACGATCAATGTATCGGATATTTTGCATTTTGAAGAGGGGGTATCCGGAAGTGGTGCGGTTGGAAATCTTCAGGGACTATATAATGCTCTGAATGGAGATCTGTCTGAGTTAAAAGTATCTGTTGGACAAATTGAAACCAACTACATTAAAGCGGAAGACGCTGATTTAAAATATGCAACAATAAAAAAGCTGGAAGTGGAACAGGAAAAAGTAAAAAATCTGGATGTATTATACGGAAACATCAAGAATCTTCTTTCCGGAGCTGCCGGTATCGGAGAACTACAGAATATTCACCTCACATCACAGAATGCAGTATTGGAAGAAGCTTTAATTAAAAATGCAGTAATTCAATATGTTTCTGTGGGAGATTTACAGGCTGGAACAATCCTTACAAGCAAATTCACCATAATGGATCCAGATGGAGGACTTCTGATCAAAGGTCCCACAGCGCAGTGGAGTGACAAAAACGGAAATGTTCGTATTCAGATTGGTCAGGATGTCAGGAAGAATT